ACGACATGGACGAGGAGGCGCTAAAAAAGCGCAAGCTGCTCGCGCAATGCCGGAAGCTGGAACTCGACGAAGCCATCCTGCGCGGCGAGTTCACCGGCAACGCGACCGTGACTCAAATCGCCGTGGCATGGGCAGCGCAAGTCCGATCCGAGTTTATGCTGCTCATCTCGGAGACGCCCACATGGGCGGGCCTCGACGCGCCGACGCTGCAAGACCGCGCGAAGAACTTCGTCAACGGGGCACTCGGCAGGCTCACGACATTCTCGGCACCATGCACGCCTGCGAGCTAGCCATCCGCGCGCAGCTACGCATCCCCGACAATCGGACGGTGGAGCAGTGGATTGTTGACCAGCGCATCCGGCCTCCCGGCTCGGCGCGCGGCACGCAGATGGATCTCAGCCTCACGCCTTGGCTACGCGAGCCGTGCGAAGCCGTCGCGGACAATCACAACCGCGAAGTCGTCATTGTCGCACCGACCGGCGCGGGCAAGACGACGGTGCTCGACGCCTCGCTACTGCGGGCCACGCGAGAAGACCCCGGCTCAATCCTGCTGGCGATGCAAACGGACGAGGACGCGGACGCATATTATGACGAGCGGCTGGAGCCGATGCTGCAAAGCCTAGACGGCATCGGCGACATGATACGCGCACTGCCGAGGGGCAAGCGGCGCAAGGGCGAGCTTGTCCTCCCGCACATGACCTGCTTCGTCGTCGGCGCGAAGATGAGCGCATTCCAGCGCAAGTCCGTGCGCTACGTTTTCCTCGATGAAGTGTGGCAGATCAAGCACGGGCTGGTTGCCGAGGCACGCGGGCGACATCACGACCGCTGGAACGCTCGCGTTGTGCTCACGTCGCAAGGCGGATGGCAGCACGTGGACACCGACAACGGGCGCGTGAAAACGGAACTGTTCGAGGCATGGGAGCGCACCGACCGGCGCGAGTGGATGTTCGTGTGTCCCGAATGCGGCACCGCGCAGCCGTGGAAATGGAGCGGACTGAAATGGGCGGATGAGAAGCGCGCCGATGGCAGCATTGACGACGCGGCGATTACGCAGAGCACGCACTACCAGTGCGCGAAGTGCGAGACGAAGTTCCACGACGACATCGCGGCGCGACGGATGCTCGCCAATTCGGGGCGCTACGAAGCGCAGAACCCGCAGCCGCTTACCGTGCCGGGCAAGCACGTCGGCTTCCATTGCAACGCGCTCACGCTTTACTACGTGGCATGGAGCACCCTCGTCTTGGAGTGGAAGAAGGCCAGCGAGTTGACGGCGGCGGGCGACAAGTCCGCGCTGCGCGTGATGATTCAAAAACGCTTGGCAGAATTTTGGGTAGATGAAGAAGACGATCCCGGCGTTGTGCTTGGAGGCGGAGGATATTCGATTGCCGATTACATGGACGGGCAGACCGTGGACAACGAGAGCTTTCGCTTTTTCACCCTCGACCGGCAACGCGATCACTGGTTCGGAGTCATTCGCGCATGGCGCACAGACGGCTCATCGCGCCTATTGTGGGCAGGCAAATTGCTGACGGTCGAGAGCATCCGCGAGCTACAGAAGCGGATGAATGTTGCAGACTGGGCTACGTTTTGTGACGCGCAGTTTGAGACGGGCATGGTATATTCCGACTGTGTGACCTACGGATGGACGGCGCTACACGGAAGCGGCGAGGCTGGATTCATGCACCGGCCTCCCGGTAAAATTCCAGTGATGAAAGCGTTCAGCACATTGAAGACAGCGCAAGCTCCGAACGGCGGAAGGGCGCGATACGTTTTCTTTTCAAACGAGCAATGCAAGGATTTGCTGGCGCGTTTGAAGTTCGGCAAGGCCGAGAAATGGGAGATACCGGACGATGTGGGGGTTGACTACCACACGCAAATTTCCGCCGAAATTAAGAAAGATTTGATTGAGAAAAAAACAAAACAGGTGGTCAGGCGCTGGGTTCGCATCGGGGCGAGGCCGAACCACTTGCTTGACTGCGAGGTGATGAATATCTGCGCGGCGCTGATAAAGGGCGTGCTTTCATCGGTCGCCACAACTGCGGAAGCAAATTCTGAGAGTGAAGAGCCGGTGAAGGAAATTCCAGAAAACATTCCGTTGACTCAATAAGCGGTTAATGTAATGTGGCGTATGCAGTGTGAACTATTCCACAAAACAGAAAACAATGACGCACAAACAAATGAGTCGCCGCGGTGGGCAGGCCAAGTCCGCGAAGAAACGAAAAGCGGGGCAGAGCAATCTTGCGAAGGCGAGGGAGAAACGATGGCCGAAAAAGACTGCGGAGTTTATGCGTTCAGATGTTTGAACGACGGTCGATTCTACATCGGTTCGTCAAAGAAAATAAAGGAACGGCACGGCACGCACATGCGGAACGCAAAAAACGGTTCGATGAACTTTTTTAGTAAGCACCTTCGAAAGTTGGGAGTTTCTGCTTTTGTGTTTGGAGTGGTTGAATACTGTGACGAGGCAGACCGACTTGCGCGTGAGCGATATTGGATTGAGGCATTCCGCGCCGTTTCGCATGGGTTCAACACACAGGCAGACCCGACAAATGGACACAATTACCAATGGTCTCCCGAGACAATCCAGCGGATGAGCGCAGCGCAGCGCAATAAAACCGATGAACATCGCGCAAAAATAAGCACCGCGTTGCGCGGGAAAAAGCGGTCGCATGAGACATGCCTAAAAATGAGCCTGTCCGCAAAAAAGCGAAACCCGCCATCCCTAGAGACCCGAGCAAAACTAAGCGCCGCGTTGAAGCTTCGGAAGCGGAAACCGCACACGCGCGAAGCGAGGGCTAAAATCAGCGCCGCGCAAAAGGGAAAAAAGAAAGCGAAGTTTTCAGAGCAACACAAGGCGCAGATGAGCGAGTCAGCCAAGCATCGTGCCGAGGCGCATATCGCCAATCTGAGAGCGGCATTGCGTGGCAGAAAGATGCCGCCGAGGTCATCGGAAGCGATCACCAAAACCGCGGCCAAGAATCGGGGGCGAAGGCGTTCAGAAGAATCGAGACAGAGAATGAGAGAAGGCATCGCCCGAGCCAAGGCAGCCAAGGTCGCCGCGCTCATCAAGGGCGTGATCGTCGCGGAACTGCGCGAGGTGCCTGCGAAGCTGGCCAAGATATGAACGCACCCTTTCATCGAAACATCGAAGGGTATCCAGACATTCCTGATCCGATACAGCCCGCGTGCTTAAAGCCAACCGACATTCCCAGATCGCCGGGAGTATATTTTGTGTGGAGAGACGAACGAATTATTTACGTCGGACGCAGTATCAATCTTCGCCAGCGAGTAACGCTTTACCATGAAAAGATTCAACCGGGCGACCTTGTGGCGTGGCTGGAGTTTTGCCTGACTGACCTCAATTTCGCGGAATGCTTTTACATTGGAGTAGCACGCCCGCCTGTGAATTTCTCGAACACGATAAAGCACCAATCGTTTCTAAGGAAGTTTCAAAAACGAAACGCCGCCATCGACATACTAGCCGCCATGACAAGTCAGCGGTGAAAACCTTTATGACCGACCCGATCAGCGTCGCCAAAATTCGCGCATCCGCGAGCACCATCCCGTCGCCGAAGTGATGGCGTAGTTTTGACACCGCCGCCCTAGCATGGCCGATTTATCCATCACAGCAGCATCAGTAATTCCGAGCGCATCCGCAGTCATCGCCATCGGCACAGCCGGTGCGACCATCGTCGCAGGGCAGGCGCTCTACATTGACACCGCAAACTCGAACGTCCTGAAACTTTACGACGCGGACGGATCGGCACTCACCTCGACGATGGCGGGCATCGCCCTCGGCGGCGCGGCGAGCGGCCAGCAGGTTCGCTACGTGACGCAAGACCCTGCGCTTGTGCTCGGCTGCACGATGGCAGTCGGCGACACGCTTTGGGGCAGCGACACGGCGGGCGGCATCACCGCGACGTTTGCGGACTTGGAGGCTGGCGACTACGTTACGTGCATCGGCGTTTGCACGGTCATCAACAGCACGATCAATTTCAAGATGATCCCGGCAGGCGCGGTCAAGGCGTAGTTTGACACCGCCAGAAATGCGTGAGCATTGACGCGGAGTTCATCCTAGCATTACAGCGAGTCATCAAGTTGCGCGGGCGCGACGTGGTCGAATCCGTCTTCCTCGGCGAGTTCTCAATCGTGAGCGGACAGGGCGGCGGCAAGCTGGTGAACACAAGCGTCGGCGGCAAATCTTTTTCGTTCTCCCTCCCGGCGAGCATGTCGAGCGATGCACTCATGATCGCTTGCGACCGCGCGCTGAGGCAGTGGGATTCGCTCGACGCCACGCAGCGCGCCTTGCTTTTTACGACCCGCAAACAGTCCACCGTGCGGGCATCGTTCTAAGCTATGGCATCGCTCGTTGACCCTTACGGCTCCCCGGTTTCATCCAAACTTCTGCACGCGGCGCAGAAGAACACGAACGAGCGCCCATACTGGCACTCTCGCATGAGCGACACGAAGACGGACATCCCGTTCCAAGATTGGCGCACCGTTGTTTCCTACAGCCGCCGACTCTACGCCAATGACGGCTTGGTGAAGGGCGCAATCGACCAGATGGCACAGCACGCCGTTGGGCGCGCGTGGGAGCCGCACTACACCGGCGAGGATTCCGAGTGGG